CCAAAAGATGAGCTTTATTACATGTTAAAACACTTAATTGAAGAAGATCAACCTGTTCAGAATATGCTAGATAAGATTAACTTATTCTACTTATATGGATTATTAAGTGATGAACATTATTTTGATTTGCTTTTAGGTGGTGAAGAAGATGTATATTAATATGAAACTTAATCCTACGCTAACTTTACCAAACATCAATGAAACAACTTCACGCAAAGAAATTTTGCTTAGAAATCTATGTGAAGTTAATGATATTAGCCCAAAACCTATTAGTTCACGTATTGAAATGTTCATTAAAACTATTTTAGACGGTGAATTTAGTGGAAATGAACCTATTTCAAGAAGTGAACGATACTTTTATGCTATTTTCAGTGGCGATTTATCAAAATTGCCATCAAAACCTCAGTCTCGTAGTGAAGTTCTACTTGAAAAAATCGCTCTAGGCAATGAAGATTTAACAGATATTGAACCCATTCAGTCACGATATGAATTATATTTAGCTTATATTGTTCAGAATAGTATTCTTACTGATAACAGTGATGATTATTTATTAACTGAGTCTGGCTTATATTTATTAGATCAGTTAAATGAGAAAATCAAATTAGAATTAGAAGAGACGTTTCACTTAATTACTAAGAGTGGAGATAGTTTGATTACTAAAAACAGTGATAATTTAATCTATAAAGGAGCGATGTAGGATGGCAAATAAAACTGTATCCAATTTAAAAGAAGTAACAACAGTATCTAATAGCGATGTTCTGTTAGTTGAAACATCAACAGAAACATTAAAAGTTACTAAAGGTAATTTATTGAAAGAAGTCAACGAAGAATTAAACGCTAAATCAGACGCGAATCATACTCATGACGAATATGTTACAGAGAGCGAGCTGAACAGTAAGGGGTTAGCGACTGAAATGTTTGTCACCAACAAAATTGCCGAAGCTCAGTTGGGCAACGATGGCGGAAATATGGATTTAAGCGGCTATGCTACTACTGAATATGTAGACCAAGAGGTCGCTCAAACTAATGCACAATTGTCAGAACTTGCAAATAAAGGAACAACTGTTGAAGTATTAGAGCGTGTGACAAAAGAGGAAATTGATCGTCAAATTGCTGACGGTACACTTGCAAATTTAACGATTGCCGATAATAGTATTACAGAGGTCAAGCTAAAGTTATTACCTACTGATTTTTATTGTGATAATCTAATTAATTTACCTACAAACATCATTACAACTGGATACTTTATAAATAATACTGGTGGATTTTCAAGCTCTAGTAGTTCAAAATATGTCAAAATTGAAGTTACGCCTAACAGAGAAATATTTATCCATTCAAAAGTAGGAAATCTTTCATTAAATACTTTTGGACAAATTCAATTAACAACCTCTAATGGTTCAGCTATTAGATACCTTAATAACGGAACAAATACGATTAAGGATGTTATCGATTCAAACGCTAAGTATTTAATATTAAACTTAAATGTTCTTAACGTTAATTATGAGGGTTCACTGTACGTTGGTTATACAGAGTTTAGCGAGGAGAAATTAAATGGTGAAATTAAGTATAAAAGTCTTTTCGGAAAAGGATTAACTTCTGAACAAACTGTGGAACTAGAGAAAGACGTATTAAAAGTAAAAGAAGAAGTGAGTGATATTACTAATAATAAGTTAAAAAGTATTAGTGTTGATGATGTAAAGACATTCCAACCAGCAACTTATGATTATCACTCTACAAAAACTGACTCTGTTTCGAACTTTTGGTATTGTAATCAACACACTTTTGATGAGGATATACGTTTAGAATCGTTAACTTTGGCCGTGAATAGTGAAGCTATTGGTGAAAAAAGCGTTAATTTCGCTATATTAAATCGAAACATGAATGTTATTGAAAATACAACTTTAAATTTTAGCGTTGCACAAACAGGTATTTCTAAAGTGACCGTACCATTAGGAGAACGAACTCTAACTGCTGGTTCTTATATCTGTTTACAAAAAGTTGGAGATTGTAGTATTACATATGGATCAAATAGTAACCATACTATTCGCTCAGTTGATATTAATGAGAATACTGCTACTTTTGCTCAAAACATTACGGGACATTCTTTAAATTACTCAATTACATATAAAAAAGGCGTTTCACTAACGGAAGATTTGAATGAGTTTGTTCGCAAAAATGAGTTATCTACTGAAATTGAAAATGTGCTATCACAGACAGGTCAAAATAGATTATACGGTAAAAAAATTATCGCAATTGGTGATAGTATGGTTCAAGGTCACTCAATAGCAAAAGATAAAGGTTGGTTAGCCATGATTGCCAATCGCAATAATATGACATTTGTTAATTACGGAATAAATGGGACATACATGACTGACAAATTATACGGAACTAATAAAGGCGTTGTTGAGCGCTATATCGACATGGATGATGATGCGGATTACATTATTGTTTTTGCCGGAACCAATGATGGAGCTAGTGGTGTTGTTATTGGAGAAAATTCGTCATCTAATCCATCAGAGTTTAAGGGCGCATTAAATATAATTTGCAAAGGTTTATTAGACAAATATCCAACTAAACGAATTATGTTTATCACACCTTATTTAAGAAACTCTAACTATATCAATTACATTAATGCTATCGAAGATATTTGTGCATTGTATGGCATTAGAGTATTTAACAATATGAAAAATGGTGGAGTTTGTTGGCAAAATGCTAGTCAAGTACAGGCGTTAACACTAAATGATAGTTACCACTTAAATTTAGTTGGAATGGAATACGCTTCTTATAAATACGAAGAAGAATTGAAAAGACTTTAAATAGGAACAATTGCGCAATAGATAGTTAAAAACTAAATTTTAATAAGTTCACAATAAAGAGGTGTAAAACTACACCTCTTTATTTTTTATTGTCATAAATATTCTAATCTCACATATATTGAAGTATAAGATATTTCGATAAGGGGATGATTTTTATGGCAAATAAAGAAACACAAGAAACTACATTTGATAATATTGTGAATAATTCTCTTGCTTTACCTGCAATGGGTTTAATTTTAGCACCAATATTCACTTCAGTCTCACCACTATTAGGACTTGGTATTGGAGTAGGAGCAATTGGATTAGCAGTAATGGAATTTAAGGGGAAATTTAGTTTTTCACGTGATGAGAAACTTCAAAAAATCGAAAAATTAATCGAAGAAATGGAATTTTGTAATCGTAAAGACGAGTATCCTAAGCTAAAACCATGTGAAGAAGAAGATTATTACATTATTGACGTTCCATCTGGGCTAAATCGAAAGTTATTTTACAATTTAACCTCTTATATTACGGCAGAATTAAAGTGTGACGATGTAAAATATCAATTAGATACACAGCCTTATTGGTTAGAACTTATTTACGATAAAGAGTATGGCCCATATTCAAATAAGATTTTTAGACGTGTTTATTCAAGCAAGGACACTAATGAGTACATCACCATAGACAAAGTAGACATGGACAATCCATATTACGACTTAGTTTACGTTAATCCACCACTTAGAATGACGAGAGATCACTTAGAGGCAGTATCAAATATGCTTAGTTCATATTTTAGAAATGATGTTGAGTTCCATAGTCATAATGGTGAGTATTACTATAAGATTTTCAAAAATCATTTAAAGCAAAAATATGTTTACCAGTTAGACAAATATAAGATAAATGTAGACAATGGTTTGCAAATTCTAGTCGGTTTTTCTAAATTAGGACTAGCGTGGATTAATCTATCTAAGCAAAACCCTCATACTATTATTGGAGGATGTACTAACAGCGGTAAATCTAACCTTATACACGCTATCATGTGCTGTTTATTAGAGAATTATACAAAAGAAAGACTATCAATTTACTTAGCAGACTTTAAAGAAGGTGTAGAATTAACAGAATACGGAAGTGTGGATCAAGTTAAAAAAGCAATCACTGAAGTAGAAAAATTAGAAGAACTATTAAAAGAGATTGATGATGAGAGAAGTAGAAGAAATAAGTTATTTATCACAAGTGGAGTTAAGAATTTATTAGAATACAACCAAAAATATCCTAATAACAAACTGCCATACATCATGTTAATTGTAGATGAGGTGGCTAGTATCTTATCTTTATCGCCTAATGCTAAGAAAAATATTGATAAATTACTTGCTAAACTAGGACAATTAGGACGTTCTAGCGGTGTTCATGTAATCCTATCTACTCAACGTCCTGCACAGGATGTTATTACACCGTTAATTAAAGTCAACTTTAATAATCGCATTTGTTTAGCAGTAGAAGATGAAGCAAACTCTGAAATCATTATTGGAACTGGTGAGGGTAAAAATTTAAGAGGCTATGGACATGGAATATTAAAACGTGGACGTGACAAGGTAGAGTTTCAAGGACTATATATTGAACAGCAAGATAGAGATAAAATTATTAAAGAAAATACAAAAACACCTTATTGAAAAAGGTGTTTTTTATTATGTAATTATTCTATTTCATCATTTACATTGTTTACAATGCCTTGCATTAATACTTCCATCAAATTATCTGATAGTGAACGCAATAAGTCTTCATCTATCGCATCACTCAATTCCTTAGCAGAATATAGCTTTATTAAAGGCGAATTTTCAAAACCAACTCTAATTCCTAATCCATCCTCATGTACTTCTAATTCAAATCTAACTAATTCTCTGTTTTGTTTCAGGAAATCTGATACAGAAATATCATGACTTTCAACGTTTTGCTTTCTTTTTGATCTAATTCTCTCTTTTTTAGTCATACCAATAGCTTTACCCACAATATCACCTCATTTTATATTTAATCAAATTATATCATTTTATATCAAATAATAGTATATCATTTCATTTAACATGAAATAATTTTAAATCATATCATAGTAATTCATTTTAAATAATACAATATCATTTCATATCACATGATATGAACTCATATAATATCATATAAACTCATATGAACTCATATGAACGCATATGAAATGATATGAAAGGAGATTATATCATGGCAAATAAAATTTTAGTTTTAGATGCAGGACATAGTAAAGATGCTACACCTGGCAAACAAACTTTAGCAAGTTTAGGTACAGTGTATAAAGAGTGGACTCTTAACAATGCTGTTTGTAACAAAATTCAAAAGATTTTAGCCAATTATAACGTTACTATTTATCGAACTGACGATCAAAGCGGAGCTACGGATGTTGGTTTATCTGCTAGGGTAAGTAAAACCAACTCATATAACCCTGATTTATTTGTTTCGATCCACCACAATGCAGGAGGTGGCACTGGTACAGAGGTTTATTATCATACACGTGGAACTTCTGAAGATAAGAAAGTTGCAAGTATTATCGCTCCAAAACTAGCTACTAAAACAGGATTACGAAATCGTGGAGTAAAAACTGCTGAATTCACTGTGTTAACGACAAAAGCAACAGCCGTACTTGTTGAAGGTGGGTTCATGGATACTAAAAATGATTACCAAATCATCATTTCTGATAAAGGTCAACAAGCCTATGCTGAAGCTGTTGCAGAAGCAGTTATTGAATACTTAGGATTAACTAAGAAGGTCACACAAGCTACAACTACAACAACGTCAGGATATAGTGTAAATGATGTAGTAAAAGTTAAATCTGCTGCAACTGTCTACGCTAATTCAGATAAAAAAATTCCAGATTGGGTTAAAGGATCACAATACAAAGTATCAAAAGTAAACGGTGATAAGTTATTATTAGATGAAATTGTTTCATGGGTTTATGCTAAAGACGTGGAGAAAGTTTCATCTAATAATACGGTTAAAACTTTCCAAGTTAAAGTAGTTGATTGTACTTATTTAAACGCACGTAAAACACCTGAAATTAAGGATGGTAACATTGCAGAAGCAGTAAAATCAGGAACTATTTTAACGATTGTAGGTGAAAGTGGAAGTTTTTACAAAACAAAATCAGGTTTATACGTTGCTAAGAAATACTGTCAAAAGATTTAATATCAAATTATGGCATATGCTTTCATTTCATATGATTGCATATGCCTTTTTTTCATTTTATATAATAGTAAATAATATAATATTATCTCATATCCTTTCATATAAACTCATATCATATCATATGAACGCATATGAGTTCATATGAATTCATATGATATGATATAAAATCATTTAATTTCATTTAAAATTATTGCATATTTGAAAAACCTGTGCATATAATATGGATAGATAATGTTTAGGAGCGTGATTCTATGTTAGCGAATGTATTTCTTGATAACGGGAACGGAAATGAAAAAGCTAAATCTGATACTAAAGAAGTGATTTATCCAAATCGTTTAAAAGTCTACGATGAAAACCCACTTCACACGAACTTATTAAGCAATAGCAATAAGAGAGAAACTGTATACGAGGTTAACGGGAAGAAGTATGTAGTAGATCAAAACGGTATGGGTAGTGGTTCACGTAATGAAAATCGCTATGAAACAGACCTTTATTATGCTGAGGCTATGATTGCAATTTCTAAAGTAACTGAAAAAGAAAAAATAAGTTTAGGATTTGCATTGCCTGCTGAACACTATAAAGATGATGAAATTGTTGCAAAAGTAAAGCAACGTTTCTTAAATGAACATGAAATTTTAGTTGATGGGGTTCGTCATAAGTTTAACGTTGACTCAGTTTACGTTTTACCACAGGCATATTTATGTTTAGTGGATTACATCTTAGAGGACGATTTCTCAATTCGAAATGACAAACATAAAAATACTTACTTATGCATTGATATTGGTGCAGGAACTCTTGATATTGTTACAACTAATGGATTAAAAATAACGTCTGCCGATGGGGGGAATATCGGATCAATGGACTTCAACAAAAAATATTTAGCTAGAATTAAGAACAATCCTATGGTTGTCTCTGATAAAGCTAAATTCACGATTGATGATATTGACTTTATTCCTCAAAAAATCTTCAGAAAACGTGAAAAACAATACGATTTCACGAAAGAATACGAAGAAACTTGTAAAGAGTTAGCAGACCAAGTATCATATTATCTAAATAAAAACGGAATTGATTTCAGTGATTATGACCGTATTCTTTACTGCGGTGGAACAACACTGTTAATTCAAGATCATTTATATTTACCTAATAACGCAAAAATTTACCCTGACTCAATCATGGGTAATGTGCGTGGTGGACAAAAATTCGTAGCTTATCGTAACAGCATGAATAAAGGAGGGCAAAAATAATGGCTAGAATTAGCTTAGATCAATTATATGTGCAACTTTATGAAGATGAAAAAGACATTGTTAATGAGTTGCCTAAATTAATGAAATCACAGCGTTTAAATAAACGTGAATTAGTCATTGAAGCTATTCGTTACTATATTCATGCTATTAACGAAGGTAAGGCAGGGTTTCAACCATTCATGTCTTATCCATCAACTGAGTCAGAAATAATAGAGAATGCTGAGATTAATGAAAGACCTCAGCAAGAAGAAGTAGTGGAAACATTAAATTCACGATTCGATCCATTTGGAGATCAATTTAATTAAATCAACATATGAAAGGAGCCTTTTTAGGCTCCATTTTTTTATTTTTAGGACAAATATTCGAGTCAAAAAGTACAATGATGGGTGAAGAGAGGGGAAAATCATGGAAAATGAGTCAAGAGTCGGTCTTTTTAAGGGAATGTTAGTCGCTTTATTAATAGAAGGAACGATTTTAGCAATAGTTATTATCTTAATTAAACTATTCCAGTACATTTTTTAGAAATGAGGTAATTTATGATTATAAGTTGTGAAGAAATTCGATCACAAATATTAAATGATGTAAAAAAAGAAGTTTCTAAGCTACCAGAAACTCCAACTTTAGCAATTGTGACGTGTAGCTATGATGAGCCATCACAAATTTACGTTAAAAATAAGGTTAAAACGGCTTGTGAGGTGGGAATTGAGGCTACTCACTATAATTTAGAGCCTACCATGTTTTCAGACACTACAGAACTTGTTAATTACGTTCAGAGCTTAAACGAAGAACATCATGCTATTATTGTGCAGCTACCACTACACGAAAAGTTTGATAGCGAAGAAGTAATCAAAGCAATTGAACCAGATCATGATGTAGATGGATTAACAAATGAGAACATTGCACGTTTAGTTAGTAACGATCCAAAAGCTGTTATTCCTGCAACAGCAGGGGCTTGTTATGAAATTATCAAGCATACAACTGGCAAATCAGATTTGAGTGGTCTTAATATTGCAATTATTAATCGTAGTCACTTAATCGGTAAGCCATTATTTCAATTATTGCTAAATAGTAATGCAACAGTTACAGTATGTCATAGTAGAACAGCAAACCTAGACGATCACATTAAAAATTCAGACGTAGTTGTTATTGGCATTGGTAGACCTCATTATTTTGCAGACTATCAATTCATTAGTGGAACATTAGTCTTAGACTGTGGAATTAGTCGTGTAGATGGCAAGATTGTACGTGATGTACAAATAACAGACAGTGAATACATTGATTATGCAGGTAAAGTGGGGATCATCACGACAGCATACTTAATGAAGAGTGTAGTTCAGTGTTATAAGCAACAAAAATAATAAAAATACCTGGTCAATCCAGGTGTTTTTTGTTTTATAAATCCATTTTATCTGTATAAATACCTCAGATTTAGTCCATAATCGCATAAGAGGTGATTTCATGAACGATATTTCTTATGCAATAGCAATAATAATTTTATGTGTACTACTATTGTTTATCTTAACTACATACAGCGATACTTTATTCTGGAAAGATAAGTCTGCAATAAAATATAGATCACTCAGCGATTTAAAACGTATGCACCCATTTAAATTCGAAGATTACGTTGCTAAACTATACAAAAACATGGGTTATTCAGTTAAACAGACAAAGCGTACAGGTGATGGTGGTAAAGATATAGTTGCTACTAAAAATGGACAAACATATTTCGTTGAATGTAAAAGATATTCCGATCCAATTAACGTTCACAAAATGCGTGATTTCGTAGGAGCTTGTGTGCTTGGTGGCAAAGACGTAAAAGGGATTTATGTTACCACCTCTAGTTTTACGAATGATGCGAAGAGTGCAGCTAACAGAATCGGTATACAAATGATAGATGGAAACAAATTAATGAGTATGATTAGATCAAAGACACGTTAACCATTTAAACGTGTCTTTTAACATTTAAACACCCTACGATTTAAACACTCTGATGAATATTTAATTAAATCTAGTATCAATTTAAACGTTTGAGCATAGGATGAAGTGAGGGATTAAAGATGAAATCTTGAATCGCTTTTAAAACTAGGTGAGGGGACGGAGGGAGCCGAACCTTTAGTTTTAAACAGATTTTGAAGGCAGGGAAAAATTTGGAAAGGTGGTAGGGTTTAGGTTTTGGAAAATTTTTCTAATTTAAAATGAGGTGATTTTGATGCAAATTAAAATGGTTGCAACTGGAATCGGAATGATAGCAATTGCTCCACATGTCGCAGCTTTAACAATTGCACCACCAATCACACCAATTGTCTTACTTGTCGGTGGCGCTGCTGCAATTTGGGCAGGTTGCACTACTGATACTGATGATACAATCGAAATAACAAACAATCTACTTAAAGAATTAAAGATTAAAAACTCAGAAGATCAATATGCTTATGTGAAATACAGTAACACATATGAAAATTATCGAATTCATAAACTAGAACTTCCTAGAGGTTGTAACATTGAAGACATTAAAAAGAAACTATTAGTATTCGAGAATGCTTTTAAGAATGACGTAGAACTTTTAAATTATGAACAAAATTACATGCTTAAAATTTACACTGGACGATTGAAAAGTTTAAAACACTATCCATTTGAAATTAATCCAATCGAAGACACTGAAAAATTACAAATCACTATTGGTCATTCACTTGATGGAATTGTTACTTATAATCTTACAGACGGATTACCTAATGTATTGATTGGAGCTACTGCAAATGCAGGTAAAGGAGTTGTTTGGAATTCTATTGTTATTCAAGCAATGGAAAACTACCCACCTGATAGACTTCAAATTATCATTATGGACAATAAAGGTGGGGTTGATGCTGACGTATTTCAAGGATGCGAACATGTAATAGGAATTACGAACAATGTTTATGAATGTGTTAATAAAATTAATGAAATTAGAAATATGTTAGAAGAACGACTCACTTTATTAAAAGACAATCATTGTCGCAACATCAAAGAATATAATAAAAAGTTTAAAGATCAAAAACTACCGTTTATCATTGCTGTACTTGATGAGTTTTATCCATTCTTAGCCTTATCAAATAAAAAAGCAGTATTTGAAACATTAGCAGACATTTTATCACGATGTAGAGCAGTAGGAATTCATTTCATTATGGCTACACAACGTCCAACGGATGATATTATTTCAACACAAATCACAGCAAATGTCGGAATTAGAATTGGATTAAGAACAGCTAGTGAACGTGAGAGCATTAACGTTATCGGAATTCCTGATTTAGCTCATATTCCTGCCGAATCAAAAGGTAAGGGAATTTGTATGTGTGATAAAAAAATTAAATTCCAATGTTATTATTTACCTGAACATTTGATTGCAAAATACTGTAAGAAACATAAAAAAACACCAGTTATTGAAGCTGAAACTGTTAAAGAAGAAAAAGAACAGTCAACTGAACCGATGCGTGAAGTCTATGATCTCAGAGGGGGACTGAGAGAATGATTTTAACTGAGAGAGATAGAAAGTTTATATACTTTATCGAAAACACCAATTTGATTTTCACTAATCAACAAATTGCAGATATTTTCTACCCTGCAGGAAATCCTAAAAGCAGTTATATGATTGCAAATAAACGTTTAAGAAAAATGATAGAAGGCAAATATATTAAAAAAATTGGTGGTAAGTTTGGTGAACGTGACATTTACTATTGTGATAAAAAGCCGAAAACATTTGAGCATAAACTAACCATGTCTGAATTCTTAGCTAAAATGTCCACGAATGGATTTAAAATTATTGATGTAGACATAGAATACAAAGGATTTGAAGAGGAATATCATTTAAGACCAGATATGCGTATTATCACTGAATATTATAATGAAAAATACGTCATTATCGTTGAAGTTGATATTACAAAAGAGTTCTCCAACATGGACAAATACAATCGCTTAGTTGATAACATTCGTAAAGGACAACACCGTGATTGTGTTCCTTATCCATTCCTAATCGTGTCAGTATGCAACCGAAAACCACAAGTCACAGGATCATGTAATCCACTACATATTAGAAAGGATTTATCAGACTTTTCTAAATTTGTTTGGGCTTTTGCTAAAAAATAGAATAGTAAAATGAGAATTAAGTATAATTCATCTGTCTACTAATTATTCTTAGAAGGAGATTGAGTTATGCTTAATTTTAATATTCACTATTTAAACTCAGATGTACCAAAATTAGAAGCATTCAATGGGAACTGGATTGATTTACGTTGTATCGAATTAAAAGTTACACGTGCTGAAACTGGTGAAGTTGAAACTTATACTGGTGATTGGGAAACTGTATCTTATGAAAAAGGTGACGTTTTATTTGTCAATTTTGGATTTTCATTAGATATGACTGATACTGTAACAGGTGAAGATTATGTTGCCAATATTTATCCACGCAGTAGTTTATTTAAGAATTTTGGATTAATCTTAACAAACCATGTTGGATGTATCGACAACTCTTACAAAGGAACAACTGACTACTGGCGAGGAATGCTTGTAGCTATGCGTTCAGGTGAAGTAAGTAAATATGATCGCTTATGTCAGTTTGAAATTAAGAAACCACAACCAAAAATCACACTTCATGAAGTTGATGATTTAGGGAACGTTGCACGTAACGGATATGGTACGAGTGGAAAACAATAATTTTAAGAGATAGTTCGCTATCTCTTTTTTTTTATATTTTTCCACCTATTGTTCCAGGTATAAACGGTGGCAATATACTATTAGATTGTTGTTTTAAAAGTTCCGCTTGTAACTGTTTCATATGCTCAATTTTTTTAAGGTCTTCATCTGTGAGAGAGCGTTTAGGTTTTTCTGGTGCATAAAAATTATTCCAACCATCACCATTTTCTCGCTGAGTTTTCAACCAATCAGGAACTAATTCTTCACGAACAGTACGATGACCGCCACACTTACTATTAAAACCATTTTCAAAAGTAGACACTAAATATTTTGTAGACTTAATAGGTTGTTGTTTGCCAATGACAGTCTTATTATAAACATAATTAATACAAGCAATAACTTCATTTTTTCCAAATTTTTCTTCTAAATCCTGAATAACTGTGTCTGCCTGTAAATTTAATTTCTCTTGTAACGCTGTTTTAACCTCATTTGATACGTTAACCACTTTTGAAGCGTTAACATTATCCTCTTGTTGCTTAGGTTTAACTGCTTCAACCACCTTATTAACCATCTTTTTAGCTGCTTTCTTAGCTTCACGAATAGGATTTTTAAGAGGAGTTAATTTTTCAGGAATATTTAAATACATTTTATTAACTTGACGCTTAAATTGACGAACAGTTTTCACTAATCCCGACTCTTCTAATTGTCGAATAGCATTACGGATTGTTCTATCTTCGCAATCTAAATCCCATGCCATTTCTTTCTGACCATATTTAACGTAAGTTCCATTTTCATCTGAGTAGCCATTTTTTACAGATGATTGGTAACGATCAAGTAATAAATTAAATACTTCAACAGCACGTCTTGATAAATGTTTATATTCTTCAGTTTTTCGTAAATTGTAATGTTTAGTATATTGTAAAATCATGGTAAAAAAACCCTCTAATCTTCCAGTAAATTTGAATTACTAAAAAAAATCAGAGAGTTTTTATTATGCAATATTATAAAAATTCATCCAAAAGTATTGATATATTTTAAACTATTGGATATAATAATACTGCATAATAAAAACCTAATTCTTTGTAAACGACACTTATCTACTTGGCGGTTGAGAGTGTCGTTTGATTTTTTAAAGTTAATTCATGAGTAAAATGATACATGATGATTTTAGGCTTGTAAATAATAGAGTCTATTTTTTTTGCATTTTTTTAGCATATTGTGTATAAAATTAAAATTTATTGTTCATAATTTATTGTTTTTAATTGAATTTGTCGGTTAAAAAAAATATTTTGTCGATTTTTGTATACAGTAACAATAATCCGTATCTGTGGATAATGTTGTTACTGTTTTTTTATTATGTCTAAAAATCAAAAATAAATTAGTATTATTATCTCAATCAATAAAAAATTTTTTATTAATGATTGATAGATAGTATAGTTGGTTAATTAGAAAGAAGTAAGTATGATTATATATAGTGCGGAAATAAATTTCCTCACATGAAAATTATGAACGGAAAATAGTTTCCTCACATGAGAGTTATGTAAGGAAATAAATTTCCTCACATGAAAATGGTACTGAGAGTGTAAAATAACACTCTTTTTTATTTTTTAGAACATAAATAATCCGTCTCAGTATAATACCTCAGATAAAAAAATGAAGGGAGTTCTATGCTGTGGCTCAATATAAACAAGTCAAATCTTTCTCTTTCACAGGGAAATTAATTTTTAAAGAAGAGAATTTATTAAAAACAAAAGAAGGAAGTTCATGGCGCAGATTACAATTCGGAATTACTGACGGTGTGACAACACAATACGTTGAAGTTTCTGAATTCGGTGCAGGACGTGACTTTGAAACACAAGTTAATAAAACTTCAGGTGATGGATTTGAAAAGGAAATCATTTCATGGTCAGACCGTCACAATCCAAAAGTGATTGAAAAGGTTGCAGGTTTCCGTCAATTAACTTTAAACTTAGGTTCTGATAAAGAAACTAAACAAACTTTCATTCACCAACACGATTTTATTGAAGCATTTATGACTGCTGTGCAACAAGGTCAATTAACAAGTACAAAATTTGTTGATGGTAAACCTACTGGTGGATCAACAGTATATGTTTCAGGTCAAATTAAATTCAATTTATATGATGGAAAAGTAACACCTGTATTCCAGGTTCAAAACTTTATGACTACAACAGCAGAAAAATATAACTTTAATGGTGGATTAACTGTCGTATTCGCTCCTAATGCAATTGAAGATGATGAAGAAAATAAAAAATTATACGTTAATTGCCATGTACAAGATTTCTATAAAGAACAAGGTGCTGAAAAAGGTAAAAATACGATGATGAAACAAGTCTTAGTATTACCTTACGGTGACATGGAAAAAGGTGAAGCCTATCGCACAACTCTTAAAAAATACATGGAAATTGAAGAAGGTTATAAATCAATCTACTTCGGTGTGAAATTCTTCAAAGGTGCTGAAGAAGTTAAAGATTTCAAACCAACACCAGAACAATTAGAACTTGTTGAAATGGGATTATTAACTATGGAAGAAGTTGAAAAACAATCTGGTGTAGTTGGAAAAGTGAAAAATGAATTACGCATTGCAGGTGTAAATACAAAAGGTATTTATTCAAAAATCGTAGCAGATACACCATTCTTACCTTCTGATTTCGGTATTGCAGCTAATGATGAAATCAACTTATTTGACGATGGATCAAATGGAGATTTCTTCTTAGACGATGAAGAATTACCGTTTTAATAGGAGGAATGACTAATGGCTATTGGGAAAAAGAATAAAGTACGTGCAGATTTAAGTAATTATTCAGTTCTATTTAACGGAATAGCAGGAATTGGAAAAACAACGCTATTCTTCGATGTAGCAAACTCATTATATGGTGAAGATGGGGGATTACTTATTTCTGTTGGTGAGGAACCAAGACCACATCATATTCCAAATGCATTTTATGATGAAGTTGATACATTCGGCCAATTAATCAAAATGGTTGATGAGTTATGTAAGCAACGTAATGGAGCTTACTCAAATATTCGTTTAATCGGTATTGATACAGTTGATGAAGTATTCAAATTAGCAGAGGCTTATGTTATTGCTGAGTATAATGCTTCAGTTGAAGATGCAAGTAAGCGAACTAACACAATCCGTAGAGCTTATGGTGGTTATCGTGCAGGTGAAGATCGTGTTAAAGATTTAGTAGTTAAGACATTATTCAAACTACGAAAATATAACTACGGTTTATTCATGATTGGTCATACGAAATTAAAAGCTAAACGTGACAAGTTAGAAGAAGTTGAATATGAACAATTAACATCAAATTTAAGTGCTGACTATTACAACACACTTAAAGATAAAGTTAATGTGGTAGCAACAGCATACGTTAAACGCAACTTCAATAATACGAAAACTGAAAAAGACCAATACACGAAAAAAGACAAAACTGTTGGGGAATTAATCTCAGAACAACGTGTAATTGTGTTCCGTGATGATGAGTTTGCAATTGATTGTAAATCTCATTTCCCTGATATTGTAGAGTCTTGTGAATTTAGTTCTAATGCTTTCATTACTGCTATTACTGATGCAATTAAATCTCAGTTAGCAAAACAGCACAATGTAGCGATTTCTGATGAACAATTAAAAGAAATTCAACAAGAACAAATCAAAGAACGTGATGAGATTGTTGAAGAAATGATTCAGGAAGAAATTAAAGCTGAAACAGCAGAGGAATTAAGTTCAAAACGTCAAGAAATGTTAGAGACGATTAAGAAAAATCAACGATTAATCGAAAAATCTAAACTTGATGAAATTCGTGAAATCTTAAAAACGGTAGGAAAACCACTTACTGAATTAGATGATGAAACTTTAGCAACAGTTTATGATTTAGCGAAACTTTAATAAATAAAAAGGGGAGAGTGATCTCCCCTTGCTTTAAAAAGGTGATGGAATGAAGCCTAATAGAAATTCTAGTTGTCGATGTAGATGGTGTGGGAAATCTAATCTAGTTAAAAATTCATTAGTACATATCACTCCTAACAATTTAAATATGTATTTTTGTAATGATGAATGCTATAAAGCTATGTCTAGGGATGAATTATTAGCTTGTGAAATCGAATATATGTTTATTTCCATGTTAAATGCTAGAGGCATGACAAAGAGCCTTAAAACTTATATTCAAAATCAGATTAAACCATATAAAGACAACGATAGACTTCTAGCACTACACAGTGTTTTCAAGAACAAACATCAATTCTTTTATGAATACTTAAAAGATAAATCATTCTCTAATTCAACAGTTAAAGCTAAATACATTTTTAAAAGTATTGAAAATGATGTTGAAAAGGAATATCAAGCCTTAACTAAACTTGAACAAGTTAGAGAAATCAAAGAAGAGCAGACTCATGATGTATGTGAGCTGAAACAAACTAAGCGAAAAAGAATTAGAAACATTTCAGAGTTTTTATAGTGGGGGAATTATGAAAGGTTATTGGTGCAATATCGTAGTCGTTAATAAATATTCGATGGAAACATTTCATATCGACACTTTAAAAGAAGATTTATTTGAAGTTATTTCAAGATTATCAAATGAAAAGAAGACATTTTACGTCAATTTAATGTTGGATGAGCTATGTAAAGACTCCATGTACTTCGAAAAAGGGGAAAGACAGTGGTAACTGATTAAAATGATGATTTTATTCATAAAAAATGCCATTTTTTAGCCAATTTTCGTCATTTTTCGACAAAATTCGACATAAAAATAGGTAAAATTTGTATAAAAATTGTGTAAAATTTGTGTAAATTCTTATTTAATTTCTAAATAAAATTGGGGTGATTAAATGGAGGATAATTTTAAAACTATAGCCATGAATGAACTAAAACAGAAGCAAGGTTATTCATTGGAAGAAAAAATAAATTATTCTAAAGCTAAAATAGCAGAATTCGTAGAAAAAATGGGTGGAGAAGATAAAGTATTTGTTTCATTTAGTGGTGGAAAAGATAGTACGGTCTTATTACATTTAGTTAGATCAGTTTATCCGAATGTAAAAGCAGTATTTATGAATACAGGCCTTGAATACCCTGAAATTGTTCAGTTTGTGAAAACAGTAGACAATGTTGTTTGGAAAAAGCCACGTAAAACTGTAACACAAGCATGGTCAAGTGATGGAATTCCTGCTGTTTCAAAAGAAGTTTCTAACTATATTAATGATGTTAGAACATCTAAGAGTGAAAAACTGATAGGAAAACGATTAAATTATCGTGGAAGTTTCAGTATTCCGAGAAAATGGATTTTCTTATGTGACAAAGAGTTTACACCATACGAAATTAGTCATCATTGTTGTAAATATTTCAAAAAATTACCTAGTGAGGACTATATAAAAGAGACTGGTGAGTTTCCAATTGTAGGTACAATGGCAAATGAAAGTTCTCTACGTTTAAATTCATGGATTAGATATAGTTGTAATATGTATGATGGAAACAAAATTCAATCTAGGCCACTAAGTATTTGGACAGATGATGATATTTGGGAATATATCGAAAAATACAACGTTGAAGTTTGTGATTTATATTATCGTGGTCATAACAGAACGGGGTGTTTTTTATGTCCATACGGAAGTCACTTAGACAAATCAGAAAAAAATAAGTTTGAATTATTAAAAGAACAACATCAACAACAATACAAAGCACTTGATAAATTAGGAATCAAACGTGTATTGATGGATATGAATGTAAATATCTCTAATGATTCGGAATATATGAAAGAAAAAGAGATTAGACAAAATGAAATCAAGCAATGGTATATCAATGTTGAGAATGATTTAAAACTTAACAAAGAAAATTCAAAATATTGGATGTTCCACAAATACTTCAACTTAGATAAATAGGTGACACCTATGAAAGTTAAAGTGGGAGACAAATTAGAATATCAAAAATGTACATGTGGTGATGATTTAACAGAGGGTAATGTTTACGAAGTGTTGGCAGTAAAAGGCGATATGTTTATGTTTTTAGACGATAAAGGCAATAAACGTGTAAGAAGCATAAGAAGTAATTGTTTCAAATCATATAAGTCATAAAGCGGAGGAAATGAAATGGAGAAAATTAGAGCTAATATTCCTGAAAAATACTTAGAAAATCGAGACACAATTGAGGGACGATTAATCTTAGCATTCTGGAAACAACCAGAACTATTAGATGAGTACAAATTAAATCCAAAAGATGATCTGGTCAATGAAGATTCACGATTGCTTTATAATTTAGCAGTAAAAATGTATGAAAGCGGAATTATTGAGTTTGACTTGGTTTCAGTAGAGACTTATTTGGAAAAATACCCACGACTATTAGAAGAAATTAATGAAAATGGTGGGGTAAAAGAATTAATTCGTAGTGCAAATACGATTAATACTGTCAATATTGAAAACTATTATGATGATTTACTGAAGGCAAACTATCTAATCGACTTATATTTCACTCAAAAGCAGTTAGTTTCTGATTTTGATAAGATGAAAAACATGACAGACTCATTATGTGTAGCTGACTATGTAGAACATCTAGTAGGGGAATGTGCTAGTTCTAAGATTATGAAAAAAGTAGAAGTTAATGAATTATACATTAGCGATCAACTACTCGATGAAATTATTCAGGGAGAGCTAATTGAAACCATTTCATTCGGTGAATATGCGCCTAAATTAAATGATATTGTATATGGTTTGCCGTTAAGTATGGTAACTCTTGTGTCGGCCAGCTCAGGTAGCGGCAAGAGTTCATTCATTACTTCTATGATGATTTATCCTGCTATCAAACAAGGCGAAATTGTCACGTTAATCAGTAACGAATTAGGTTACAAACAGTATCTAATCATGCTTATTACAATGGTTCTGACTAGAGAACTTGATTATTACAAGATTACACGTGACAAAATCCTTAAAGCTAAATTAACAGTAGAAGATATTGAAAAATTAAAAGAAGCTCAGGCTTTCATTAATAACAATTACAAAGGCGGTATCAAGTTCATTAACTATAACAGTAGCGATATTGATATTGTTATTCGTAATATGAAGAAATACGCACGTTTAGGTTCAAGAGTGGTAGTTTATGACACGATGAAAAGTCCAAACTCGGCTAATGAACGTGCCTGGGCAGACATTATTGAGGCATCAAAATTATTAACTTACACGTGTCAAGAAACTAATCAGGCATTAATTTTATCGTATCAGATTGCAATGCACGCTTCTACTAAGCGCTTCTTAACTGGTGCTGACTTATCACAAGGTAAACAAATCAAAGAAATGATTACAAACCACATCATCTTTAGATATTTAAAACCAGATGAATACAGCGGTGAGCGTTATGACGTGAAACCTTATCGTTGGAAACGTGAAGAGACAAGTGGTAAAACTTATAAAGAATATTTTAAAACTGATCCAGACAAGCGCTACATCGTTGTTTACGTTGAAAAAACACGTAATGGTGAGGACGGTAAACATCTTTTATATAGATTTGATGGACACCATGCTACATACACAGAATTAGGTTATTGTACAGTCGTTCCAGATTAAAAGAGAGGGGAATAAATCAGTATGGACGTTGTTACTTTAAAAGAAAAATTAATAAATGATACTGATTTACTTATCGAAGTTTTAGAAAAGTTTGGTTTTCATCATGTGAAGATAATCAGAAATGAAATTAGATGCTCACATGAACTAGAAAGTAACCCAACCGCTGTAAGAATTAGTACAGAAAATCTATCTGCTAATTGTTATAGTAAAAGCATCAAGGGAGATATTTTCACTCTATTACAATGGAAATCTGGAATGAACTTTTACGATACATTTAACCGTATTCTATCAATTATTGGTGATGAAGAAGTTATAATCACTGAAAGAAAGTCGTTTTTTGGTGGGAAATTCAGACAATTTATCGGAAAAGTACCTCAAAAAGACGGAATTTACGATGAAAAAGAAGTAAATTCTTATGAAAAAGTTCCTAATTTACGATTTTTACAAGACAATATTTCAATTCGTACCCAAAAACATTTTGATATTCGTTATGATCGTGAAACTGATTATATTGCAATTATTTGGAGAAACATTGAGGGTAAAATTGTTGGTGTCAAAGGCAGAAGAAATAGTGATGATGAGGAAAAAGTTAAGTATTTTGCCTTAAAACAGTTTCAAAAAACACAGCATTTATACGGATTTCATGAAAACTACAATGAAATCATCAAAGAACGTAAGATTTTTATATTTGAAGCTGAGAAATCGGTCATGCAGGCTCATACATTTGGCATTCCATTAGGTGTAGCAGTCGGTTCACATGACATTGATGAACAGCAGATTAGACATTTGAAGTTTAACGTTGATGAGGCCATTATCTGTTATGATAAAGACGTTGAATTAAATGTTGTCTTAGAACAAGCAAAAAGGATAAAAAACCAACTCGGAATTAAGGTTGGATATATTTATGATGAGGAAAATTTATTGGGGGAAAAGGATAGTCCTACTGATAAAGGTAGGGCAATATTCTTAAAATTATTAGAGAATACTCATTACATTGGGGATGATATGACTGGAATTAAATGAAAAAACAGTATATAGTTTTTCACGATTAAAAACATTTCGTGATTGTAAACAGGCATACTATTTACAGTATGTGTTAAACCATACACGTAGCGATAATATTTATGGAACATTAGGAACAGTAGTCCATGATTTATTAGAAGGCGCACAAAAAGGCGAAATTGATGACATGGAAAAGGCAGTTGAAACTTTTACAGAAGAAGTTGCAGTTGCAGAATTTTTCGGTCATTCATTTCCAAATGAAAAAATAAAAGAGGATTATGTAACGTGTGTTAGTCATGCGATTAGACACTATAAACCTCTACATGGTTGTAAATTTGAAATTGAAAAAAGAATAGACTGTGAAATTGGTGGTTATAAACTAACAGGATTCATTGATTTGATTATTCATAACATTGATGGTACTGTTACGGTTATTGATTATAAAACAAGTAGTAAATATTCAGGACAAGATTTAAAGAAGAATGCTAATCAGTTGTTACTATATGCCATTGCACTTGAACAAGAAGGGTATGTGGTGAGAGAAGTCTCATGGCTTATGCTTAAATATTGCACTGTTGCAGGCAAAAGAAATGGTTCAACAAAGACAATTAAGCGTTCTGAATTATATGAAAATCAAGAGTTTGAACCTTGTTTTGTAAAATATCCATATAATGATGAAACAAAGCGTGAATGTGAAGAGTGGATCATATCAACAATTGAAGAAATTGAAAGTTTAGACTTATTCGATGAATGGGAGTCTAAAAAAATAGATAAATTTAGCAGTTTCGGTTGTAAGAATGTGTGTTCAGTTTGCGAACATTGCACACCTTATCAAGAGTTCGCTAAAAATCAAAAATATTAGAACAATGCCCTTTCCTTTTTTGTATAATAATTTGGAATTTATACAGAAAAGGAGGGCATTTTCATGTTAAAAAGTGAACATATTCTGCAAGAGATTGAAGCTAAACGTCAAGAAATTGAAGAAATACAAGCTGAAATTGATGAATTACATGCGGACTATGCTGAAGCTATGGCATTTGAAAGCCAAAACTACGGTGTAGGTTGTGTATATGAACACTCACTATATGAAATTGAGGCAGTTATTGTAATGGCAGGCATTGTCGAAAAAGAAGATGGTTGTGATCTGCTGTACTCATTAATTTCATTAGAGACTGGAAATCGCTTCTATGAACCATCTACATTAGAGGAATTAAAAAATGAAATGGTTGAAGAAGGTAGATTTAATTATATTGGTCACATTTCTGACTACGTTCAATCTAAAAATAAACAAAAAGAAAAAGTAGAGCTTATTTACGATGAAACATGCAATACGATTGATGTTGTCGTTGACGATGAATACATTTCTGTTTTCGATTTAGAAGTCGGTTCTAATGCTTTGAAATACGAAATCATTGAGGAAATTTCCGACTTATTAAATTATTTTGGCATTGAACATAAACTTAAAAAAGTAGAATAATTTTTAAATTTTTATTCAAGCATTTTGAAACCGTAAGGGAAAAGAATTAGTCTAGTATAATCTAGTTGATAATATATATATGAAGATTGATTATTTTTAATCAATAATAATGATGATTGTTAAGATGAAGTAATTAATACTTCACATGATATAGATTTAGAGACTAGATATTCTAGTCTTTTTTGATAGGGGGATAAGGGTGAACTATACGATTACTCATTTGCATAGTGACATAAGTTCAGCAGTAACTAATATTGATTCTGTTACAAAATTTACTGATTATATTGAGCAGGCAAAAGCATGGGGAATGACAGCGATTGCCTTCACAGAGCATGGTTCTGTTATGAGTTGGGTTAAGAAAAAAGAAACATGTGAAAAATATGGATTAAAATATATTCATGCAACAGAGGCTTATTTAACTGAGTCGTTAGATAATAAAGTTCGTGATAATTACCATGTTTGCCTATATGCTAAGAATTTTGATGGAGTCAAAGAATTAAATAAAATGCTATCTATTGCAAATAACAGACAGGACGGACATTACCATTATGTGCCTCGTATCACTTTTGAAGAGCTGTATGCTACAAGCGACAATATTATCATAGCAACAGCTTGTACAGGAGGGGTTTTTCGTTCTGAAAATAAAGGCTTAAAGAATGAATATATTGAATTTTTAGAAAAAAATAAACACAGATCGTTTCTTGAAGTCCAACATCATAACACAACGGAACAAAAGAAACATAATGAATTAATTTTAAAGTTACATGCCAGATATAATATCCCTATTATCGTAGCGACTGACACTCATGCACTAAATGAAACACATATTAAAGGCAGGGACATATTGCAAAAAGCCAAAAACATTCACTTTAAAGGTGAAGATGGTTGGGATTTAGTAATGAGAAACTATGATGAAGTGGTTGAAGCATTACGAATTCAAGGAGTGTTAACGCAGGAACAAATAATAGAAGGCTTAGAGAACACTAATAAACTTGCCAATATGGTTGAAGAGTTTGAGTTATCAAGAAGCCCAAAATACCCTAAGCTTTACGAAAATCCTCTTGATGAACTGAAGAAAAGAATTAATAAAGGTGTTAAAGAGAAGAAAATTAATAAAAAGGCAAATTATAAAAGCGAATATTTGCCACGCATTTACGAAGAACTGGAAACTTATATCCATAATGATGCGGTTGACTTTTTATTATTAGATTCTGATATTAAAGATTATGCTAGAAGCAACGGTGTTTTTTGTGGGTATTCACGTGGTTCTGTCAGCGGTTCTCTTATTGCTTATTTAATTGGAATGACAGATGTTGACTCAGTTAAATTTAATATGAACTTTCAGCGCTTTATGAACAAAGAAAGAATTTCTCTAGCTGATGTGGACAGCGATTGGGAACCTAACCAACGTGATTTTATCAAAAGACATATTTACGAAATGCAGGGGGTTTACTGTGCGGATATTATCACCTTTAATACAATTGCCTTAAAAGGTGCTGTAAAAGACGTAGCAAGGGCGCTAGGTTATAGCGTTGATATTGCAGATCAAATTAATAAACAGATTGATGCCAATGAGAAAGAAATGCGAAATCAATACCCTGATATTTTTGAATACGTTGATATTATCAATGGAACAATTGTGTCAATTGGAAGTCACCCTTGTGGAACTGTCGTAAGCCCTATTCCACTTGATGAAAATATGGGACTCTGCTCACTTTCAACTAATGAAAACCCTATTACAATGTTGAATATGAAAGAGATTGACGGCTTAAACTATGTAAAACTTGATATTTTAGGTTTAGATAATATTGAAATTATTAATGAAACTTGTAAGATGGCAGGTATTGAACGTTTGACACCAGACAATATTGTTGACGATGAAAAGGTTTGGTTAGACATTCGTGAAAACACAGCTTTTATTTTTCAATGGGAGTCCGATTCGGCACAAGCATATTTAAAACAGTTGTTTAGCGATGAAACGGTAAATAAAATTAAAAAATTTAATCCTAATTTCAAATATATTGACCTGTTCTCAGTTGGAAATGGTGCTATTAGACCTGCAGGACAATCGTATAGGGAAGAATTAGCCAAAGGGATATTTCATGACAATGGACACGAAGCATTGAATAATTTTATGAGTCCAACATTAGGGTACTGCGTCTATCAAGAACAGATCATCAATTTCTTAAATCAGTTTTGTGGTTTTACAATGGGAGAAGGAGACGTTGTTAGGAAAGGTTTTGCGAAAAAACTAGGTACTGAGCAATTTATTCCCCGTATTAAAAGTGGGTTTATACAAACTATGAAAGAGAAGTACAATGTGACAAAAGAAGAGTCAGAACGGCTTATTGTAAGTTTTCTAAAAGTAATTGAAGATGCTAGTTCATACTTATTCAGCTTAAACCACTCTTTACCATATTCTTATATTGGTTACGCTTGTGGTTATTTAAGATACTATCATCCGTTAGAATTTATTACGTGTGCTTTAAATAATGTAATGTATAAAAATACTGACACGGTAGATGAGAAGACAGAAAAAATTATTAATTATGGAATTAATAAAGGCATTAAATTTGAAGAATTTAAGTTTGGATACTCTAAATCAAAATACGTGTGCGATAAAGAAACCATGACCATTTACAAAGGCATGAAATCTATTAAATACCTCAATGAAAAAGTGTCAGATGAACTATATGAGTTATCAAAAAATAATTATAA